TGCTAGTTATACTGACAGAGACGGGCAACCATTGGGGATACATGCCATAAAACACAGCGGAAACATGACAAATGACAAAACGGGGACGCGGGCGCGGGCGGGCGTGTGTTGTTCGGTGGGGTGTGTTTATCTAGTTCGCGGGGTTTGGGTGCCTGTCAGGTGATGACGAGACATCAGCGATGTGAAAATAAAAATGTGCCGCACACGGGTACGCATGGGCCACTGGGGGACCCCCCACACTTGCTAGCAATACCGATATATTTTCTTATTTTTGTAGTTACCTGTATGGGGTTCCCGCGAACTCGTTATGTACCCCACGGGTACACACCGGACACAAAAAAAGGACCCTTTGTGGGGGTCCTGCGAACTCATTATGTAGCCATGGGTAACATGGGGGGTTTACCCGGCGGGTTATAGACCATTGTATACCCGTATACGCCATCTGTCAACACAAAAAAGCACCCCTGTGTAATTTTTTTTATTGTGTGTGTCAAAAGGTGTTGACAAACAACGATACCACACCCATAATGGAGGTTGCTGGTGTTGCAAAACAGTGGGAAGCCTCTACTCAAATCTTTATTTTTTAAAAAAGACGGTATTACCCCGGAACGCAGCCAGCTACCTCACACAAAACACCGGATACCCGATGAATCTTCTTCCTCAATCGAGAGAAAAGAAGTCTCTCTCTGATAAACAGGAGACTTTTCTCACTGCCTTGTTCGAAAACGGTGGACACTTCAATCAAGCTGCCGAAGCTGCGGGATATTCCGTGGGTTCTGTGACGTGGTTGCGGGATAGATTGGCGGATGAGATTGTGGACCGCACACGAGCCGTCCTCGCTGGTCACAGTCTCCGTGCCGCGAACAAGATGGTGGAGCTTGTCGATACACCCGTCATCGAACGGGGCGACGACCTGAAGCTGCGGGCTGCAGAAGCGGTACTCAACCGTGTCGGCCTCGGTAAACAAGAGACGATGAATCACAATGTACAGGCAATCCACGGGGTAGTTCTGTTGCCACCGAAGAAAGAGATGGTCATAGATGCGGAGTGATAAAGAAATAAGAAGTATCGCGCAAGAGAACTTCAGTAACCTGACTTCTGAAGAACAGGACCACTATAACAACAACCTGTCCCCCAGTGGGTCCGGCTTCAAAAAGTACAGACCCAGCATGAGAGACGATTTCAAACCCCAGCGCATCGGTAAAGCGCACGGCGGTAAAATACATCGCGGAAGAAAGGCGATATACAATGGCTGAAAAAGAATTTGAATATCAACCCGGTCAGCAGCACTCCAACATGGTTAGTGCGCGTTTAGGACTTGCCTTAGAAGCCCTGAACAGTTCTCAGGATGTCTCAGCATCAGATAAAAGACAGTTTGTTAAAGACATCAGAGATGCTGTCGAACTTGGTATTGTTTCTGCAAGTGACGCTAAAGTTAAGTCTGCGTTATCTGGTGTAACTGGGTCTAAGTCTAAACGCAAACAAACAGGCATGGCTGACCGCATGGCACACCGTGGACGCAAAGCCGCCTCTTCTGCGGATAAGAACGACTAAGGTACCCCCGTGTCATCAGACGAACAACAAGCACCCCCTAAAAAGAAGGGTCGCCCTAAAAAGGACCCCAATGCGCCAAAGGCAACTTACAATCTTTCTCGCGCTGAAAGAGCCAGACGTGCGCTACAAGCTCGTGTTCGCAAGGCTGAGAAGTCTAAGGAAAAGCACCAGCAGAAGGCACAAGATAAAGCCAGCTACGCTCGTAAGCTGAAGAAGAGTGCCAAGAAGGTGGAGACCGCCTTGAGCGAAACAGGTTCGCGGGTCGTGGATATGGACGATGTATCCAATCTCCCGGCAACGGTCAAGGAAATAATTGATGATACCCCTGTTATATTCAAACCTAACGACGGTCCTCAAGAAGACTTCTTGTCAGCACCTGAACAAGATGTTCTGTATGGCGGCGCAGCGGGTGGCGGTAAAAGTTTCGCACTACTTGCCGACCCCCTACGATACTGCCATAATGCTAACCATCGTGGCTTGCTTCTTCGCCGGACTCTTGACGAACTAACAGAACTAATCGACAAGTCCAAGCAGCTTTATCCAAAGGCATTTCCGGGAGCCATATACCGAGAAGCCAAATCCACGTGGGTCTTCCCCTCTGGGGCAACCATGTGGTTCACCTATCTAGACCGCGACAAAGACGTGACCCGTTTCCAAGGTCAGGCGTTCAACTGGATAGGTGTCGATGAAATCACCCAGTATCCGAGCAGCTATGTTTGGGATTATTTGCGTTCACGTCTTCGGTCAACAGACCCAGAACTACAGAAGAACCTCTGTATGCGGTGCACTGCGAACCCCGGTGGCGTTGGTGGCTGGTGGGTCAAAAAGATGTATATCGAAAAGCACGAAGCTAACAAGGCTTTTCCCGCGTATGACCCAGAGACGGGCAAAGCGTTTCTTTGGCCTGACGCACATCCTACGAGAGCAGGTCAACCTCTGTTCTACAGGAAGTTCGTTCCGGCAAGACTAACCGACAACCCCTACCTCATGGCAGACGGACAATACGAAGCGATGCTCCGTTCACTGCCCGATGTAGAACGCCGCAGACTTCTAGATGGAGACTGGGACGTAGCAGAGGGAGCAGCCTTTCCTGAGTTCTCTCGCGCTAGGCACGTCGTCGAACCTTTCGAGATGCCAACCAACTGGCCCCGTATCCGTGCTGCGGATTACGGATATGCCTCCCCGTCTTGTGTCCTTTGGGGCGCAATCGACTGGGATAACAACATCTGGGTGTATAAGGAGTTATACGCTAAACACTTGACAGGTGAGCAGTTGGCTGATAAAATACTAGAAATGGAAGAGCTAGACCCTTCGCCCCATTATAATGTCCTTGATGCCTCGTGCTGGAACAAGACAGGCTTCGGACCATCTATCGCTGAAACAATGATGAGAGCAGGAGTTCGGTGGACACCATCAGACCGAAGTAGAATACAAGGAAAGATGGAATTACACAGAAGACTATCTGACGACCCCTACTCCCAAGAACCGCGTTTAAGAATCTTCTCCACTTGTAAACACACTGTCGCACAGATGTCAGGTATTCCGCTGTCCAAAACCAATAGTGAAGACGTTGATACCAAAGCTGAAGACCACGCATATGATGCACTCCGTTACATGGTTATGACTCGTACAAGTAGTTATACATCAATTCACAAGACATTGCAAGGCATAAAAGAACAAGTATACCAACCCATGGACACGACTTTCGGATACTAGATGGCAACTATAGCTGACAAGATTAAAGACAAAAGCCTTACCGTCGGTGAGGCTCTTGGTATTCGTAAAGTACCTGCAGCCCTTCGTAAAAGTATCGAAGCTGCGGGTCTAACCATGGATTCACCGTGGGATTCAATTAAAGAAACAGATTTTCTTAATAAATTAAATGAGGTGGGTACAGAGGCTAACTTCACAAGCCTAAACACCATCGAGAACGAACTAAAGTCGGCTGCATCTGCGGCAGACACTCCTTTTCCATACACTACAGTCTTCGGAGCAGATGGAAAAGCCCGTACAGGTTTAAACCTAGAGAAAGCACGTCAAGCACGTCGTTCTAAAGCCTTCAAAGGCGTTCCAGAGGCATCTACATCATTAAGAGCATTAACAGAGGGTATATCCTCTATAAAAGACCCTCAGACTCGTGCAGCAGTCGCGTTCAACGCCTTAGTACCTCTTCGTCCCGGTGAAGTTGCGGGCATCAAGATTGACGACATAGATTTTGAGACGGGTTCCTTCAAAGAAGCATATCGTCGCGTCAACAAGATTCGTAACGAACTGGACTTGCCAGAGGTTGCACTAGAAATTCTACGGGATGCAGCAGACGTTGCCAAAGAGCAGGGTAGAGACACTATATTCGATACCACAAGCGGTAAGATGTCCAGCGCCATCAAAGGTCCGGGCGGTGTTGCAGAGAGGTTCAAGCCTTTTGAAAAAGAGATGGGGAGACCTCTGCAGGGTGCCTCTGACATCCGTAAGATTATACCGTCTATCATTGCCAACCAGCTAGGTTACGGCGAAGAAGCAAGTATTATTATGGGTCACAAGTCATTTGATGACACTGTGGATGGTATGAAAGCCATCACCCGCAAACACTACGCATCTCAAATTATCACAGGTGAAGGAACCACAGCCAAACAAGCTCTTCGAGCCTTACAGAATATGTACGGCGAAGTTCTTGGTCTGTCTACCCTAAATGAGCTACCTGCATCTATGGGTGTAGAAGCGAAGGGCCTCACTATAGAGAACGCTCCCAAGCTAGCTGTTATACCTAGGGGTGCAGAGATTGTCGGCACACAGGTTCAAGGAACCTTGACGGATGCTGACCTAGACTTGATTGAAGACGTAAGGGAAGCTCGTAGCCAAGAACTGAAGCTGACTGCCACGACTGCCGAAAAGCAGCGTCTAGAGATGGAAGCCCAGATGGGGGACCTCGACGAAGAAGCCATTCGTACAAAAGAACAACGCCGCGTTCGTACTGAGCAGATTCGTAAAGAAGAACGGGCGAAGCTATCGGGACCCACCCTAGAAAACCCAGAACCCACATCTTTTGACGACTTGTCGCCTGAATTACAGGAAAAGTTGAACAAGGGCGGCTTTGATATCAACAAGTTTCTTGGCAAAGCTGCAAAAACTTTAGGGGTTGGCATGGTTATTGAAACAGCTCGCCAGTTTATTGAAGAGCCTGTAGCTACCGCCGCTGAAATCGGCAAAGAAGTTTTACTTGAGCGCGGTCTCGGTATGGGTCCAGCGGCAGCCATCAGCATGGCGATGCAACCCACAGAATTAGCTAGCGGCGAACTGACAGACCAAGACAGGGGTTACCCTATGGAAGCACTTCGTGACACAGGCTTCGTAGATATTGACAGGGGACCTGAAGCCGCTCCTGCCACTCAACAAGACCAAGGCTTTTTATCTAGATAACAAGGAGGCAGAAATGCCAGACAACAATTACAACTACGGCGCAGCGTACATTATGAACTCTGATAAAGTCAGCGTTGATACAGACGAAGGCGCATCTAAGCTATACCGTGAAAAGCCTGAGTTCGACACGGCTGTACAAAACTTGGGTGGACTTGCAGAAGCTATGCCTAAGAAACAAACAAAGCCTACAGTAGAAGCCTCATTCAACACGATGGCTGACGATAGAAACTACTTTAGCTAGGACTTCATATGTCAGAAGATAATTTCCTTCAACCCGAAGATGACACTACTATCTCGGTATCAGATGCGGATGAGCAATTTCCGGGTCTGGCGGGGTACGTAAAACAGAAGTTCGAAGAAGCTGAAAACGGGCGGTTCTCCTATGAACAACGCTGGTTGCAAGCCTATAAGAACTTTCGCGGTGTAACTGACTCTACGACACAGTACAGAGACTCTGAACGGTCGAAGGTTTTTGTTCGAATCACTAAGACAAAAGTTCTTGCTGCCTACGGGCAGATTATGGACATCCTCTTTGCAAACAAGAAGTTTCCTTTGGTTGTGCAGTCTTCGCCAATGCCTGAGGGAATAGCAGAATTTGCACATATGGAAACCCCCATCGACCAGATGGAACAAGAAGACCCATACGGGTTTGTCGGAGATGGTCGGGACCTACCGCCCGGAGCATTGGGTTCTTTGCCCTCTAAGGGGTTCCTAGGCGGCCTTGAAGGTGAAATGGGTAGTCTACCCCTTGCTGAGGGTCCTTCGCGCATAGGTGAGCCTCAAATCAGCCCTGCACAGAAGGCAGCTTTGAACATGGAGAAGTGTATCCATGACCAACTGCTGGATACCAACGCTGTGAATGTCTTGAGAAAAGCGATATTCGAGTCATCTCTTTTGGGTACGGGTATTGTCAAAGGTCCCTTTAACTTCTTCAAACGTATTCACAAGTGGGAA